GATTTACAGTTCGAAATGTAACGCACATCACATTTTAGGAGAAACATGGCAGGCAAAGGTCCAGCGCCTAAGGACGCAGAACAACGCAGACGCAGAAACGCGGACCCTGTGCCCACTCAGGTGGTTACGCAGGACGGCGTTTTGCGCGGTCCAGACTTGCCAGCTGGTTACCCTTGGCACTCACAGACATTTCGTTGGTGGGACACATGGCGCAAGTCGGCGCAAGCTGTCACGTTCACTGACACTGACTGGGATTTTTTGATTGATACGGCTTTGTTGCACTCGTCCTTTTGGAACGGTGACAATGTAGGTGCAGAATTGCGGCTCCGAGTCGCGAAGTTTGGCGCAACACCAGAGGACAGAATGCGGCTTCGACTGCAGGTTGATGGTGAAGCAGAGGGGGCCAAATCCAACAAGACCCTTTCTGACCAGCGACGAACTCGTTTGTTGAGAGTGGTGGGGGAACTTGACAAAGAAGAAACGGCCACAGAGTAGCTTCATCTCACTTGGCTGGGACGCGATTGACTGGATAGAGACTTACTTAGTCCACGGCCCAGGCGATGTGCAAGGCGAAGCAATAACGCTGGACGACGAACAAGCAGCCTTTATACTGAAGGCATACGAACTGGACAAAAATGGACGACGCATTACAAGGCGGGCCTTTTTCTCGCGCCCGAAAGGACGTGCAAAATCTGAGCTGGCTGGAATGCTCGTTTGCTTTGAGGCTCTCGGTCCTGCTCGCTTTGACTACTGGGACCAACGCGGCAACCCAGTTGGCAGACCAGTTCAGTACCCGTTCATCAGATGCCTAGCAACTGAAGAGTCGCAGTCTGGCAACACGTACGACAACGTGCGCTACATGCTGGAACACATCAAAACGAACTTTGGCACTGAGTATCCAGGCATCGACGTTGGCCTGACACGAACTTTCCTCAAAGGTGGCGGCGAAATTGTCCCATCAACGGCTGCATCCGCATCAAAAGACGGTGGTAAAGAGTCTTTTGCTGTTGCTGACGAAACACACCTCTATTCGAGTCCAGAGCTCAAGCGAATGCATGAAACCGTTCGGCGTAACTTAGCCAAGCGCAAAGCTGCAGACCCTTGGATGTTAGAGACTTCGACAATGTATTCGGTCGGCGAGGAATCAATCGCCGAACAAACGCACCGCTTATGGATTTCGATACAAGAAGGCCGCACAAAAAATCAAGGCCTGTTATTCGACCACAAGCAAGCGCCCGATGTTCCAGACCTACACGATAGCGAGAAGCTGAGAAAAGCGCTCGCTTTCGTGTACGGCCCAGCATTCAAGTGGCTGGACGCTGACCGTTTAATGGCCGAAATACAAGACCCGATGACTAAAGCGTCGGACGCACGCCGTTACTTTTTGAATCAGCCGTCCACGGACACTGACCGTTACATGGACATCACAGCCTGGAACGCTGCAGCAGAACCTGAAGAGCTGCTCGAAGGCACCGAGGTCGTCCTCGGCTATGACGGTTCAAGAAAAGACGACTCAACCGTTTTGGTTGCGTGCCGCGTTGAAGACGGCAAGATATTCCAACTCGAGTGTTGGGAGCGACCACCAGGGCCTGCGGGTTACGGGTGGGAAGTTCCGAGAGTTGAAGTTGACGAAGCAGTGCGAGTCGCTTTTGTGAAATACAAAGTCCACAAGATATGGGCCGACCCTTCGGGGTGGCAGTCTTACCTTGACGCTTGGAACTCGACTTTCGCCGATAAAGTAGTCGCGGTTTACCCTTCTAGCCAGCGAAAGCTGATGGCGCAGGGCCTAGACCGCTTTCTCGAGGACATTCTTGAGGGTCGCTTGAAACACAGCGGCAAACCAGAACTCACACGGCACGTGACGAATGCGGTACCAACACGGTATGGTCAAGTCATGAAGCCATCACAAAGCCACAAGATTGACGGTCTAATCGCCGCTGTTCTCGCTTACTTGGGGCGCACAGACGCTCTTGTCAATCCCGAGCCAATCGCTCCAAAAGTCACTTATCACTCAATCCAAGTCTAGGAGAATCATGAAGCGCATTGATGCCAGCCTCGTAATCGAGATTTGCGGAGTCGCACTTGTGACGACTGGGCTCGCTTTGTTTTCTCCTCCGATTGCACTTATCGCTCTCGGTTCATTCCTCGTTTGGGCTACAGAAAAGGCTAACTGATGACAGCTGGCATTTACAACGCGACTATCGACCAGGGTGCAACCTGGACTGTTGTCGTCACATATGAAGATTCGACTGGTGCGCCAATCAACTTGACTGGGTACACTGCCGCTATGCAGGTGCGTCAGCAGTACAGCTCTGACACTGCAGAGCTTACGCTAACCAGCCCAAGTGGTGGCATTGTTATCACTGGTGCAACTGGCATTGTCACAATCACAATGACTGCTACGCAGACTGCAGCGCTTGAAGAGGGTTATTACGTTTATGATGTCGAGCTTACATCTGGCTCATTCAAGGACCGTTTGATTCAAGGCCAACTAACAGTAGCACCAGAGGTGACACGTGTCTAATGACCAGAATCAAGTTACCGTTGTCAAAGACATCAACACCGTCCTTGTCTCTGATGCTGGTGCGCAGGGACCACAAGGCATCCAAGGTACAACTGGTGCACAAGGAACTCAGGGTGCCCAAGGGGTTCAAGGGTTACAAGGAGTTCAAGGCACTACAGGCATCCAAGGGGTTCAGGGAACTCAGGGCGTACAAGGAACGCAGGGAATCCAAGGAAACCAAGGCACACAGGGAATCCAAGGAGTGCAAGGCACTCAGGGAATCCAAGGAGTGCAAGGCACTCAGGGAGTCCAAGGGCTTCAAGGTGCGCAGGGTACTCAGGGCGTTCAAGGAACTACTGGGTCACAAGGGAGCACTGGCACACAAGGTTTAACTGGCATCCAGGGAGCTACGGGTGCACAAGGCCTCATTGGCGCTCAGGGAACAACTGGGTTACAAGGTTTAACTGGGTTACAAGGTTTAACTGGTACTCAAGGTGCAATCGGCGCGCAGGGAACCACTGGATTACAAGGTGTAACTGGTTTGCAAGGCTCACAAGGTCTGCAAGGGTTAGTCGGTGCGCAAGGCACTACAGGTAGCCAGGGGACTCAAGGCTTAACTGGGACGCAGGGTTTGAGCGGACTCCAAGGAACACAGGGGTTGCAGGGCACTGTTGGCAGCCAAGGTGTCACTGGTACTCAGGGTGCGCAGGGTGTTACAGGCGCAAGCGGTACATCATCATCTATCTTTTCATATCAATCAGATACATCCACAACGACACCGCCGCCTGCTAGCGGTGACATTGTTTGGAATAACGCTACACAGACAAGCGCAACCAATCTGTACATCTCACATTTAACTCATAGTGGCACTAGCGGTGTGCAAGACATTGACGTTTTGCTTGCGAATATCAAAATCAATGACATTTTATTCATCCAAGACCCTAGTTCCTCGCTTAACTTTCAAGAGTGGCAAGTCAATGGCACACCTTCATCTGTGCCCAATAATTACTTCACATTCCCAGTGGCGTTGCTATCTAGTGGCGGAACAGGCACAACAGGATTTGCCAATAACAGCAACCTTTTGCTTATCACACAGACATTGGGCATTCAGGGAACTACTGGTGCGCAGGGAATTGTTGGAGCGCAAGGCACAACAGGACTGCAGGGGCTGACTGGCATTCAGGGTGCTCTTGGAAATCAAGGTACAACTGGTAGCCAAGGCGTTCAAGGCACAGTGGGCGCACAAGGTGCGATTGGAACGCAAGGCACTGGAGGTTTGCAAGGCATAATCGGTTTGCAAGGCATCACTGGTTCGCAGGGTGCAAACGGAACACAGGGCACGACTGGTGCCAATGGTGTGCAAGGAATCCAAGGCACAACAGGATTGCAAGGATTAACAGGCGCACAGGGAACAACGGGCTCACAAGGTTTGACAGGTTTGCAAGGAACAACTGGCAGTCAAGGTACAAACGGAACCCAAGGTACTCAAGGTCTAATTGGATTACAAGGTGCCACAGGTAGCCAAGGACTTACGGGTATTCAGGGTGCTACAGGTACTCAGGGCTTAACTGGCACGCAAGGCACAACTGGCACGCAGGGCATTAGCGGTGCCAGCATCCTCGGAACAAATAACACTTTTACTGGCACCAACACATTTAACAATGAAGTTGTCATTGCCGAATCAGGAACAGGTGATGCACTACGCATTACCAATACAGGAACAGGCAACTCATTTGTGGTTGAGGATTCTGCCAACCCTGACTCAACACCATTTGTTATTGATGCTGCTGGGCGAGTTGTTGTTGGAGCCACAACTGCAGCAGGTAATGGTATTGAAGTCGTTGGTGCAGGTGACATAGCATCAGTTGCTACGCGTGGTTCAGGTGCAACAGATGCCGCTTATTTTGAAGCGCAAGGAAGTGATTTTCATTCAGGTCCTACATACAAATCCACTGGCATTACTCACTATGGAGCAAGTGCAACAGGAACGACTGTTGGGTTCTCAAATGCTAGTTTAGGTTTGCTAAAATTCCAAAATACAAGTGCTGGTTTAATTTATACCAATGGTAGCGCACCGATTGCATTTGGTACCATATCAGTTGAGCGTATGCGTATTACCCCTGCTGGCAATGTTGGTATTGGTACTAGCACACCTAGTAATAAATTTGTTATAGCAGAGGGTGTTGGAGAATGGAGATTTAATCCTTCAAACATTACTGTTGGTAGCAATAGTGGTGCCTATGGCACAACATTTGTAGGCGGAATTCCAGTAGATGTGACTGTGGCTACTGGCGGTGCAAAATTATTTCTTGGTGGTGACGGGCGCGGTGATTCATTAATTAGTGCTGCTGTATTTTATACAAACGCTACAGAACGCATGCGTATTACATCTGCTGGTCTTGTAGGTATTGGCACAACTCCATCAGGTGCAATGCTGCAAGTTGTTAACAACACCGCTGGCAATGTTGGCACAATCATCAAAAGCGCAACATCACAGACTGGTGACTTGTTACAGATTCAGAATAGTTCTGGTACTAATCTGGCTAAAATTGATTCTGCAGGGTTTGGAACATTTGGAAACCTTGTAGTTACATCTTCAACAGCACCAACTAATGGTATGTATCTACCTGGTGCAAACAGTATTGCATTAACATCAAATTCAACAGACCGACTGCGTGTAGATTCCTTTGGTAATTTTGCATTGAACACTATAACAAATACTGGAATTGGATTTCTAGCAAATGTTGCTGGAACTACTGGTCCCAATTGCAGCAGTTTTTATCTTAATGCAACAATTCCCTCAGTTGCAACAGGTACTTACCGTGGCTATTTTAGTACACCTACAACTGCAGCAACCGCTTTTACAGTAAGCGATTTGCGACATTTTTTTGCAAATGGAGTAACTATTGGCGCTGGTTCAGCCGTAACAAATCAAGTTGGATTTTACGCTGATGCAGCTTTAACTACTGCAACTAACAATTTTGGTTTTCAAGGCGTAATTGCCTCAGGCACTAATCGCTGGAACGCATATATGTCAGGAACTGCAGCCAACTACTTCGCTGGTCGCGTAGGTATTGGTGCAACTTTAACTAGCAGTGCTATGGCACTAATTGTTAACACAACTGCTGGTGATGTTGGCTTTGTTGTTAGAGGTGCAGCATCACAGACTGGTGATTTATTGCAGGTGCAAGATAGCGCTTCGACATCTCTTGTAAAAGTTGATAGTGCAGGCAGCGTAATTATTGCTAACTCAAGTGCCGTTTCACAAAGGCGTGGTCTATCAATTTCAACTGGTAATGACGGAACTGGCACTGGTGGTATTTACATTTTGTCAGGCAGCTCATCAGGTGGAGACGGCGCAACCGTTGAAGCGGTCGGTCGGCGAGCTGATGGAAATACCTCTCGTTGTTTTTCAGGATCAATTGCACTAGCGCACTTTCGAACTGATGCAACAAGCGCAAACGGTCAAGTTCTTGGAAGTGTTGTATTTGGTGGAAACGCATCGGGAAC